TCAAGCGGCTACTTTAGCACTTTTACAATGCCTTGTGACAACTTCATTCACATAACTATTAAGGTAGTAACTTCGTGGACCATCTTTGTGAGGTTGTTCAATTTCTCCTTTTTTGATCCGGTCATACAAAGTTGGCTCACTCATGTTCATGCGCTTGGCAAATTCCTTGATACTTACCCGACGTTCATCCTGATGAGCCATTGCTCGTTTGAGCTCCTGCATCTCATCAAAGATCGCCTGGAGTAAGTCAGTTGATTGCACTTCAACTTGCATCATTCACCTCCAATCTTTTACCTGCTTTGATTTCTTCATCGGTGGCGTGTCTTGCTTCTGCAAT